ATGGAAGCCCTTCTTCGCATATTGCTCGAAGGCGTACTCGATCGCCGGAGTGATCTGGTACTCGTTAACGCTTCCGTCTGCCCTTGTTACCTTTAGTTTTGCCATGCTTTGCCCCTTAGTTAGTTATCAGGAAGTAGTAATTGCGACTGTGCCGTTGACTGTCCAAGTTACGCTCTGAGTGCCAAGATCGCCAACTGCTCCGTTAATATCAGTGGTGTTGTTGACTAGGCAAGTCATTGTGTAAAGTGGGTTAGTCGCTGATGTAGCCGCTGAAGTCTGCTTTAGTGTGACGGTAACTGAAGTTCCCCACGCAGCCTGCAAAGTTGCTAGAACATTTGCTGAGGCTGTGTCATTTAGGAAGTCGATAGTTAGTGATGATGCTTCCAAGCCCTTTACGAACTTGTGGCCTGAGTCACCCATTGCTGTTACTTCGAGTTCATCGAAAGTACGGTTAAGTGTTACTGATGTGACATGGTTTGAGAGGTCAACCGAGTTAACAGTAACCACTACTCCATTATTTAGAAATACTGCCATTTGGTTTATTCCTCATCTTTCTTAGTTGCTGGTTTTGGTGCTGGTGTTGCAGGAGTTTGCCCGATCTTGATCAGGAACTCTGCTTGTTCTTTTTCCCATTCGGACATGGTTTAACTCCAACTCGTTAGGACTGACACCTGCATTGAGCAGGTTAAAAGATCGCCCGATGCAGCGTTGAGAACGCTAGGCGCGCTCACATCTCCTACATTATAGACGATAGAGGAAGCAGATAACTTGTTAAACATGGCTACCAGCATTTCCTCAATACCATTTAGGTTGCCCTCGTTATCGAGCAACGGTACAAAAACATTAAGATTAAAATTGGCTAAAGGTGCGATCGTGTTGTAACTGTTGTTATTTGGTGTCACATAAGGATCGGCAGGGCTAACCACGATGCTGTTTGGTTGTGGTGTTGCCGGCGGAAAAGAAAAGACAGACCAAAGAACGTTATCAACTAGGGCTGCTGCAATAGTTGCGCGAAGTGTTGAAATAGCGGCAGTCATGGTTAGCCAACCATGCTGCGCGGATCGAGATATGGAGCGAGCAAGCCACGAACGCGAGCAAGCAAAGTGTTACCCATGCGGTAAGGGCTTGGAGCGTAGCCGTCAACTGTAACGCCACCGCTTGAAGGCGCTTGGCGGCTCTGCCAGATGTCGATCGAGATCATTAGGCTTGCTTCTTGGATCGCTGGAATAGTTGAGTAATCTGTATAAGTAGTAGCAGCAACAGAACCATAAGGGTTAATTGGGTGATAAGTTTTAACCACATTAGCGCCGTGAGTCGTTGTTATGTCAATGCTTTTTTCACCTACGCCGTTAACGGTTTTGCTTCCGTTAAAATTACTACCGCAACCAGCAACAGTAACTTGCTGACCTACATAAAATACATCTTGAACATAATCATTAAAGTAAAGAACGCCGGCTGTGCCGTTGTTGCTGTGCGCTATTGCTGGAGTCGTATTAGTCCATAGAAAAGGGATCAACACATTGTCGGCGGCATCACAGACGGACTGCAACACAGAGTCTTGATACAGACTACCCACTCCAAGCGCGCTTCTTAATTCCGCTACGGTCGTGTAAGACATTTGATCTCCTTTCTAAAGACTGGCGGGGTAGAAGGGCACTACCCCGCCAGCGACTTAGTTTGTTTCTATCAGGTTAGGTTAAACCAGTTTGCGCCAGCGGCTAACTTAGTCGCAAGTGCGCCCTGACCGAATAGCAGAATATCTACTGTTCCGTCAGAGTTGATGTTAGTGCGAAGTTGCTGACGAGCGCCTTCGTACCATGTGTAAGCATCTGGGTTGATAACTGCCATTGAATAATCGGCTGTTCCAACTCCGCCAGAACCCTTCATGTAGCGAGATACTCGAAGGTCAAGACCAGCGACATTTCCGCGAAGTGAAGTAGGTGAAAGTGCGCCACCAGCATTTTGTGGATTCGCGGCAATATAAATTGGGCGACCAGCATCGTTGTATGACATAATGTTAGCCCATTGTTCTGGTGTTACAACCATGTTGCGAGCAAATCCAAGTGATGCTGAATAAACAGCAGCAGCTGCACTTGAAACATAACTTAGCAAGCCTGTCGCTGAGTTAGCCTGTGCTGTTGCGTTAAGTGTTCCAGCGCCTTGAATGGCTGTAGTTACATGCTCTTCTGTGTCTTTTGCGTAAGCATATTCCATCTGGACTAGAAGTTCGTCAAGAAATGCAGGTGTTGAGTTTGTGAGCAATTCAAGAGTAGTAATTGCACGACCCTTAAAAGACTTCTTTGTAACTGTGATGTAAGATGCTTCAAGTTGTGACTCTGTAACTGCGCCATTCTCGTCGATCTGATCGACTAGAGGCACTTCAGTAATCTTTGGCAACTCAAATGTTTTTCCAAACTCTGGCATTGTGCCGCGTGAGATCGAGTCGATCATCGGGCGATCTGCGTTAGAAAGGAAGTTAAGTAGCTGTGTGCTTTGTGGTGTTGGGATAAATCCTGCACCTGTTGTCTGATCGTTGTCAGCAGCGCGAAGCCATTGACGAGAATCATCATCACCAAAGAGATTAGCCTTTAGTGTGTTTTCTAGGTAGTTACGCTTTGTAACTTCGATTCGAGGTGTTGTGTACACCATCGCTTGAACAGTAGGGCGAGCAGCTTCTACAGCCGCAGCCTCTACTGGTGTTGCTTCGACTGTTGTGTCTTCCACGACTGTCTCGCTTTCTGTAGGTAGGTTTTCTTCTACGGCTTCGGCTGGCGCTTCTTCCGCTGCGATCTCTAATACTTGAGCAGACTTAAAGGCTGGCTCAGTCACTAGAGAAACTTCTTTTAATTTAGCCGCTGTTACGACTGTGTAGCCATCGCGTGATGGCTTTGATGCGATAATCTCTGCGCCGATAGAAAGCCCTGATACTAAGCCTTCTTGCGCCATAACAAGTGCATCAGTACCGGCACTAGAACGAGATAACTTAAAAGTGGCGTAAATACCATCAGTCTTAATCTCGCTCGCCGTCATTCTGCCAATAGGCTTCTTCATGTCATGTTGGCTAAAGAGTTTGATTTTGTTTACTTCCTCGATCGCAATAGATCCAGATTCAAAGGTGTAAGCGCCAAGGTTTGTCTGACCAATTTCGCCAGTACCTAGAGGGACGATCTTGCCAGAGATTTCGCGGCGTTCCTCGTTGCACTCAATAGATGATGCTTCGATGTATAAAGTTTCCATTAGTCATCACTTCCGTTAGGTGTTAAGTCTTCCATCTCCATTGCTTGTTCTGTCGTAATAAGACCAAGTGAAAGCATCTTCTCTAGAACGAGTAAGCGCTCCATAGGTTCAACACGAAGAAAAGAAGAATCGAGATCGAACTTTACATAGTGTCCAGCAGTAGATATATCGTCCATGCTTAAGCGCGTTTCGATAGCGGATATGTACGGCTGGAACGCTAGGGCTACGAGTTGCTTACGCTCGTCAAGGATATTGGCGTAAGTCATTGAAGTATTTTGATCTGCTGAAAGATAATAACTTGGCACTCCGCAAAGGCGGCTAATCTCAGTCGCTAGGTTCTGAATAGCCTCGTTGTACATCATGTCTTTAGGGCTAAAGCCGACAGGCTCATAATTAAGAGTTGAAGTAAGATAAGCAGTTGAACGATTTTGACGAGCGGTTTTCCAAGCAGCTAGTAATCCTTGAACTTCTGCTGGTGGTAAGTCTGCGCCGGTGTTCTTTAGGTAGCCACTAGCCATAGGAGTTCCAGCGGCAATAGCAGCAGCCTTTTGGACATCTATGGCGCTTTGAATTGTGCGTGAGCCTGTATTTAAAATACCTTCGTTAAACGCTTGAAATGTAACGAGCGATCCAAGTCCTGACATTGGACGAGGTGATCCGTCAACATAATATTGAGTTACAAAAGTATTATGAATATCAAGATCAAATGTAACGCGTGTGTTAGCAACCCACTCGAATGAAGCGCCTCGTTGATCCTCAGAATATACTTCGACAATTTCTAGAAAGGCTTGCCCATAAAAGAGAAGGCTATCTACTAGCCATGACAGCGTAACGAATTGTGGCTGTGACTTTGAAAGTTGATGCACCCATCGAGGCGCTGGTATTTCTTCGCCAGTAGATTTTTTCCTATACTCAAGCGGAATTGTGCCAACTGTGCAAAGCAGATCTCGACATCTTTTAAGCGCCGGAACGCTCATAGCATCGCGCCGAGATATAACTGGGAATGTAAAATTATAGATAGCGTTGATGCTATCGCCCATAATTTGAGGGGCTACTTGAGCCTCTAAGACTTTTGGCTTACGATCGAATAGACCCATAGACCGCAATTATACACTACATGTAGGTCATTCTGCGTAAATAGCCGCTACCTGTTGTGGTTTCATTAACATTGACACGCACATTGCCAGTCCGATAGGCGCTGAAATATCGCCGGCGGAGCGGCGCTTAATAATTCTCCACGAAGAGTCATTAACTTTAGCTGCGCAGTTATTCATCTGTTGAATTAGGTTTGCTTGGCCGTTATGAACCACCCGATGATTAACCAAGCCGTCTAGTAAGTCTCCGCAAGCCTGATAGAACTGCTGCCCTGAGATGTCCTGCACGATGCAACCGGCATTCGATAATTTATCCGCAATAGACTGAGTGGCGTATTTGTCGTAACAGATTTGACGCGGCCTGTACTGATCCGCCCACGCTTTTATATCGGCTGCGATCCTCAAGTCATCGACTGCGACTGCTGACTCCCAAGTCTGCAAGATGCCTACGCCGATTTTGCCGTCTGGCAATATCTGGCCAGCAACGAGTGAAGCATTGCGCCTCGAAGGAGATACATCAAAGCCAAAGACCGTATATCCGCCGGGCGGTATCTGCAATTCGCTGTTGCTCGTTTCCTCAAGAACTCCATGAGGCCAAGGGCTGCTTAAAGAGTCGATCCATTGGCATAAGGTCTCTGTGCGGGTATTTTCAATAGGCGAAGTTGCTATTGCTTCCTCGATCGCTGCTTCTGTAATTGTGTAGCCCAGCGC